TGGGAGTACCTAACCCTAGATTGTATACAAAAGCCCCCATTGTATACAATTTGTCCTGTTACGGATTTGTATACAATGAGGGCTTGTAGTGATGAGTCTGTATAAGTATTATACCATGATTATGATCTCAATGGAATAATGTAGTGGTTAACTGCACCGGTTACAGTATCTGTTCTGGTAGTCAGGAAATTGCTGATGATCAGATTACCGCCATTAGATATATTACTGGTTATAGCACCTGCAGCATTTACATTAAACAGGTCAATAGCTGATGCAATGACCGGCACTGTGTCATCGTATGATGAATCTTTACGGATGTAGATGCTCTGTGATGTGAGCTCGGAATCAGAAAGCGTATTATTCTGAAATACTACTTTCTTCATAGTGCTCGATATTACAGCCTCTATGATGATCCAGAAGTACAGTGTCGCAGATATCTCTCCTCTTACCGGATTGATAAGTGTGTTACCTTCCACGATAACATTCTTCACATTGTTCCAGAGCTCAAGGAACGATGTACGCGTATCTCTTGGGCTGCTCTGCGTGCTGCTGTTCATGTTGACTGTATTATTCTTGATCACAAGCGTCTCAAGGTCAGAGCCATCATTAAGACCGCTAAAGCTGCCTTTTGCCCACGGCATAAACGGAAATTCAACCCGGTGATCTTCATCGATATACGCGAGCTCCAGCACATTGTCAGATATCTCGATCTGAGCACCTGCATAGGCACCTTTTACCTGGTAGCTAAATATGCTGTCGCTTCTGTATCCGGATGTGCCGAACATGGCACTGGAGCCCTTGAAGTAGTTAGATCTAATGCTGCACTGTACACCTCTGAATTTAACCAGTGTACCATTCTGAGCCTCTACATGATTGCCTTCCACTACCATCTTATCAGCATTGAGATAACCTGCTTCATATGCGTCAAAGACATCAAAGCACTTACCATTGATGATATTGTTATACAGGCAGTATACAAGCGATCCCTTCAGGTTGAAGTATGTATAATCAGTTACATAAGTATCAATGATGTTATGCTCGATCCTGATCATACCACCGAAGATGTTGAAGCTGTTGGCTTTGATATTGCCCACATCTGTAATGTTATGGATGTAGTTATCTACAAAATTCACAACAGCAGCATCTTCCAGCGCCTGCGTAGTCTGCGATATATAGCAGATCTCACCGCCTGTGAGCTCATAAAATTCAGAATTGAGTACATCGACCTTCTCACAGTCTACCATAGTAAACAGCACAGCATGGCGCTGATCTACATTAGCCACCAGCTCAGGCGTGCGGTTATAGAAGTTATGCGCTGTGATGTGGTCCAGATACACTGTATTTACTCTTCTGGCCTCTATCACACTGTGATATGTGGCTGTATCCGTTGGGATCCCTATGCCTTCAAAGGTCATATTTCTGATTTTGAGCATATCAGAATCTACTGCATTTATAGGGCTCACCCATGACGCAGTACCGATGGATTTAAGAGTGCAGCCATTGCCGTAAATATCCGCTGCACTGCTGATGGTGATGCTGGTGACTGCGTAGGTTTTTTCATCACAGATCACCGGCCTTGTGGTAGCTATGGCATCAATGAAGGCCTGCGTATCGTCTGTAGTACCATTACCCACGGCTCCGAACATCTCCGGTGTTACATAAGGCAGATACTGCGCGATGATCCGGATAAATTCACCCGACTCAACCATCTCGTCGATTTTATCACTGACAACCTGCTCGATATCCAGATTATCGACAAATTCATCAATATATGTCTTAAGGTCAGCAATAGCAGCATTAATATCTGTCTGCCATACATCCCACTGGGCATGATATGTGGCCCACTCTGCAATGAGATCCTTGACCTGTTTCAGGATCCATTCTGCATTGAGCTCATGGAAATTAGTATAAGGAAACTGTCTGAAAATACCCATTTATTTACTCTCCTTCACTGCCTTTTTCGCAGTAGTCTTGGTGGCTCTTGTTGGCTCCACTGATTCAATAGGGAACCACTGACTTTTGGCAATATTTCCTCTCACTGTCATCTCAGTACCCTGCATTACCATCACCGCGTCAACAGTACAGCTTGCTTGATCCTGATCAAAAACTAAAGATATATATTTGAGATCTGGATCATTAAATCTTATTCCTGCTTTTAATATTTTACCCGCCATATAATACCTCCTTAATATATCAGCAGACAGAAGCGCTGTTTGAATGACTGAGCGATATAGCTGATCATGTTAAATTCTGCGATCTTGCGCTCAGCCTCCAGCATCTGCTGTGTAGTAGTGACTCCAATATTACCAGTCCTTCGCTCAGTGATATCTTCTGATGCTGAGCTCTGTGTGTCGGTCTTATCAGAATCTGCCCAAGTATCTGAATTGAAACCCTTCACCGCATCTGTAGCGTTACCGGTTCCGCTGGTATCTCTATCAATGCTAACTGTCGCGTCTACATTCCAGATCGGATTATATTCTACAGTCATTGTATCATAGAGCTTTTGCCAAGTATACTGATTAGCAATAGACCATGTAGTTATAGCCAGCTTCATGATATCCATATCCGGATACATGACCTCAAGCTCCGCGCACTGCAGCAGTATCTCATGTATTACAGCCTCTCTGTCGAGATCCTCAGGCAGCTGCAGGCCGTTAAAAAGTGTATCATCGTATTCATACATCCCCGTTATCGAAAGAATCATCATTATCCTCCTGCTGCTTCATTTCCTGATCAAATCTAAATTTAACAGATATGCTCAGGTCAAACATGTCATTAACCTTGTCAAGGCTCTCCTGTATGGTCTCCAGCCATAATGTGGCCTTGCTCTTTGTGTCGATGTTATTTGCTTCGACCTCATTATCAGTGACTCCAGACTTCTTAGCCATGTTAACATTCGGGATCCCTATCTCAGTGCAGAATCTGGCATCTATCTTAAGCATGTCATTGAGCATGTCACCTGCCACATAATTCTGTTTCAGATTATTCTGGAATGTAGTCCAGAGAGGATCACCATTATCATCAAACAGCTTCTTATCTGCAAATACTGCAGGATTGCCCTCATTTATCTGATCAACCATCTTCTTGAAGCTCTCAGCTACTGTCTTATCCTGACAGGCAAATACATATGCCAGCTTGCTGTTCGTAATATTCACCGCCAGAGATTCAGACGCGAGCGCCAGAAGGTCTGCGTAATATGTGACGATATCCCAGCATGAGCCATAATCAGGCTGCATCTTTACTACCTCGCAAGTCTTACCTATCTCCGGAGTGAGATTCCCTGAAAGCAGCGGATTGCATATATTAACATTCGTAGGTTGGTAATAGATGTTATAACCGTATAGGCTGCAGTGCTGGCATATCACGCCATATTTATCTGTTCTTACTACCGCCACATAGCCCAGCACAAAGAGCGTATAAAGAAAGTAGTTAGTGCTCCATGTCTCCGGGATCCCGGAAAATTCAAACACAGAAATTATCTTCTGTATAAGATAGCGCCTGAAGTACCACGCTGTAGCGTTATCCTGAGCATGTGCTGTACTTGGTTTTATATGCGCATTGTATCTGTTTATAAAATCATAATCGTAACTTTTCATTTTATTAAATCCTCTTCACGATGCCAAAGGGCTCTTTTAAATATGAAGGCCTTGGTTTTATACCATGCAGGAACACCACCCGCCCATGGATTATAAATAAATCCCTGGAATCTGTAGCCCGATGCCGGCAGATAGTTAGGCGGGCTGAGATGTGTGATATAGAAGTACTGCCCGCCATAGGCTGAGTTGCTGCAGGTTATAACTCCGGTATCCGGATCTATCTCCTCAACGATAGCAACATGACCATCTCCGGAAAAAGGACCGTCAGCCCAGCATGCTACAGCGCCCAATCTCGGCTCCTGTCCGCGTTCGTATCCGTCAGCAGTATATCCAAACCAGTCCTCAGCGTCTCCGGTGCTCAGCGTTGGCCTGTTGCTGAAATCGTGACTTATATCAGCGTTCTCCCAGAATCTTCCCCAAGCGTAACAGGTGCAGTTAGGAAGGCCATAACCCGCCAGATAGAACGGATTCTTAGAATAGTAGTATGGACTGCCCTCCATGCCTTCATCATCTAATCGGGGGATATATGGCGTATCTGCGAGCCTTACCACGCAAATGATATGTCTGTTCCTTCTATATACATATGCGCCCAGATTCTGCTGTGCGCTGTGGTTATCCCACACTATCGGATTATCCCCTGACCAGTTACCGGTGATAATAAATATGTGACTGCCCGCCTGCATATCGCTCCCGGACCCGTCCATTATTATATCACCGGCCTGCAGGCTGCTCTTGATCTCATGCAGGTTCTTATTATTAAAGTAGAAAACCTGCATTTTGTCATTTATGCCGGTAGCCTGTCCCTTTTTATTATGCCAAATGGCCTGCCCTGATTCAAGTATGCCTATGCGCTGAAGTACGCACGCCACATATGTAACGCATGTGCCTTTGTATTTTGATTTTGGGATCGTCGGATTGGACTGCCATGCATAAACGCTGTGACGCATCCATTCAGCCTGCACCGCACATGCAGCCAGCTCTTGCTGAATAATATTAGTATCCGGCATGGTATCACCTACTCATAATAGAATCCACTCTGCAGATATGCCTTGATCAGACCGTCCTCTGAAGATGTTCCTGCGATGGATACATCGCCATCCTGAATAAGCATATAGCCGGAGAGCGTATTCAATTGACGCATCTGACAAAGAGGCCTGCCGTTATGCACAGGATCGTCTGTTACAGGTCTGAAGAATTGATGATCAAGCCTGAACTCTCCGTGATTTGCTACGAAGGACCCTGTGGTACCGATGGTCTGTGATCTCGGCATGAGAGCAGCTGCAGCATTTCCGATTTGTGGAGCAGCAGAGGCTGCGCCTATCAGGCCTCCACCGATACCACCTATAACTAAACCTGCTCCCGCTCCTATTGGCCCACCTGCTGCTCCAATTGCACCGCCCATTGTTGCCCCTGTTGATGCTCCACTGGCTATGCCTGAGAAGGTTGAAGATGCTGCACTGGTAGCTGCAGATGCTGCTCCGATATAATCACGGGTAACACTTGATAAGGATATAGGAACGCCAACCTGTGACTCGATCCTGTTAAGGATTATCCCATTGGCCTTGGTGACCAAAACACCCTTGCCCGTGATTGGATCTATTTCTACATCAATATCAAGTGTATCCGCGTTAGCTGTTACGCTGGTATCTATGCCGATGCAGCCCCAAGGCGGAATGGTGAGAGTGATGCTTGTAAAAGGAGCTGAATTTACATAATTACCGCGCACTGCAGTATCCGGATGTTTTGCTATATTGAAACTGTAGTTTTTATAAATTCTGCTTACAGGTCTGATTCTGTCACCTGTCCCGCCTGAGAATCTATAAGTTACAATGGTCTGAGTCACATCCCTGTTGGTGATCTCTTCCTTAGCTACAGGCAGCATGATGCATGACTTGATATACTGGATCGGATCCACCAGCGAAAGCTGCAGGCCTACGCTCAGCTCCGTTAAATCGAAATCATTATCTTCTGTGATGATCTCATGCGGATCTGTGAGAGCTAAGCACAAAGATCTGAGCTCTCCGGATGTCATTGCAAAATATTCCAGAGAGCCAAAAGATGCATCTGCAGAAACCACGCCAATAACAAAGCAGCTGGCCTGCCATGGATTAGCCTTTGTATCTGAGGAATAGCTGCAGCCTGTCTTAGCAGGATACAGTGTATCTATTATATTGCCATCATGCGCAGCTGCTGCCCTGAGTACATACAGGTTACTGTTTCCTATCTGCGTCTTATATGTCGCGAGCACATCAACCCGCATTGATGCTATCCAGAGCCTGTCGCTAAAATACCAGTCCTCAATATAATAGTAGCGCCCGAATGCAGGAATATACGCATAGTTATACTGCGAGGGATCGCTGAACAGGCCGATATCGAGCTTAATAGTTGGCGTTAATATGCTGCATCCATCCTTCAGGATACAATCATATTCTGCCGGGGAGCTTGAAGGCCTTTTCGTGCTGTTGTCTCTTTTACTTATTGAATATAGATTAACCTTAAAACTCATAATATACACCTATGGCGAGGACTTACGCCTACAGGCTGCCTCGCCGGAACACAAGTATGAAGAAAAGCAACTAATCCAGAAGGAGGACAAGGCCTTTTTCTGTGAAATCATTATACCATCTTTCATCAAAAACATAATTTTGATTCCAGTAACCACCTACGATGTTGAATGGTGATGTAGCGCTCCATCTGTGTACTGTGGTATAACCCAGTGCCTCCCTGTCAAAGATGACACCTGCGATCTTATCAATGGATGCAGCTGCAGCTGTTGTGATGGATCCGTCAGCTGCCATATAAGAAGCTGTTACATTGATCTGCATCGGGCTCTTGATGCTCTGCCAGTAATTGACCTCTTCGACATCAGCATAATCAATAAATTCAGGATGGAAAGCATCAGCCATAACTCTCGCCTTCATGCCATTGAGCAGCGGAGCATACAGATATACCTTTTGGTCCTGATAAGGTGTGTGCCTGTTGATGGCCTTACCTGTTACATTGATCTGGAACTCCTGCGAGCGCTCAGTCATGAGGCCGGTCAGAGTAGCAACCCTTGCGTACATCCATTTCATGAAGTTGCCGAAATTCTCCGGAGCATACACTGTGGTAGCTGTGAGTGGCGGATTTGCACCTATCTCCGTATTATATTCAGTAAGAAGATGAATAACTCCATTCTGAGCTGCTACCTTACCACCGATAAAGTTAGCAATGGTCATGCGCGCAATAGACTCATGGCACTGCTCGATCATATCAGATACGTTCTGCGTGACCATTGCCATGAATCTTCCAAACTCGTTAGGACCTGAAAAAGCGTTATCAAGCTGATCGCGGAAAATCGTGATGAGCTTGTCGAAGCTGTTCATGCCATAGAAGTTTGTCTGCAGTACATTAGGCTTGTTGACCTTGTACATGTCTACTGACTGACCATCTGTCAGATCATAGCGTACATCATTATCCCAATCCTTATCAGCGATGGCAAGCTTACGAACGATAGCGCCCCACTGCTCAGAATCCATCTTGATACCTGCAAATTTGCGGTTATAAGGTCTGATTGAAAATATGCTCTTGGAAACCATCTGAGTGATGGCCGACAAAAGAGGATCATAGCCGGACTGCAGCAGTGCTGTGGCCACAGATACGAACTCTGCTGTATTAGCCGGAGCTATAGCTGTTTCGCCTGTAACCTGTTTCCTGATATTATTAAGGATCGCTGCAGCATCCTTAAACTCCATAGTATTAACTGACATTTACTTACCTCCGTTTTTATCAATCTTTGGATTGATGATTTTTGCAATAATATCCTCATTATCATCCTCACCCTGCAGGCGCGAACTCATAATATTAGCTGCGGTTATCTCTTTTGTCAAATCTGAAAACATCTTTTTCATTTCTGACATCATGCCCGCCATATCCGGAACCTGTTCCTGTTTTTCTTCCTTTTTCTCTTCCGGAGCAGGATCCTTTTTCTCAGGCTCTTTCTTTTCTTCCTGATCAGGTTTATCCATTTTCAGTATCTCGTCTCTTGAATAGCCTGCGTCAAGCAGCTTGATTATTTCCTCATACTTCATTTAGATGCCTCTCTTTCTTTTATGATTCTGTTAACATTCCACTGCACTATATCATAATCAGCGCCCAGAGCCTTTTTTCTGGCGCTGCCTGTGCCGAATTTACCATCGAATACCTCGCTGGTGAGCACACAGATGCGTGTAACCTCAGTCTGCACCTGCGTATAATTATAGCCTGCAGCTGTGAGCTTTTCCTTGCGCTCGCGCCCGGTGCCATATTTACCCTTGAGCACATCCTTCACCACTGCGTCAATGCTTGAAGGTTTTACTTTTATCCTGTCATAATCCGGAGTAACAAAACCGCGGATATACTCGCCATCAATGCGGAGCTTTCTCCGGCCTACCTTGTTGCCGTAGTTTCCTTCTATTACATGTATATAACCTGACTTGTAATATTCTACTATACCTATGTGATCAGGCTGTCCGTGATTATCACCCTTACCGGAATCATTCCAGTCATATAAGATAAAATCACCCGCCTCAGGAATATACTTATCCGACTCCACCCAGATATTCATCTTCTTGGCTTTGTTCATCACATATGTGCAGGCTGCGGAAAGCGGAAAATACTTCTTGGCTGTTTCCTTGCCAAATGCCTGAATCGCGCAGGCACTTACGAACTCGCTGCACCACGGATCTGACTTTTTAGCCGTATATCCGTCTGGCTTCACGGAATTGAAGTATCGCAGTATATCAGCATGCGCCAGGCTTCCACCGCATACGCCTATATAGGATTTAGCCACACTTACTATTTTCGCTCTGCTTGTCATTTTGACTCCTTGTTTACAATGATCTGTATGAGCTCCTTCAGGCTCGCCAGCACATTAGTATTATCTTCAATAGTTTTTCGCAGAGATCCTATCTCTTCCCCATGTCGTTCTTCCTGCTTGTTCATCATCCAAAAGAGCGCCCCGCACGCTACAATAGGAAAGCCCAAACTAGCTACCAGCTGACCTATTACCTGAATATCCATTTATATACCTCCAATAATATATAGATAGTACCGGCATAGTACACCGGCAAGTGTATGCGCTCCCTTCCGGGGATTGCCTCGCGCTGCCGGCACTGCCTATATATTAAATAGTATACAATTCAAACAAACTTTTAGTCAATATGTTCTCAAACATGACCCTGTTATTGACATATGCGGGAGCCATCACTATGCCATACTTGCGCCTGTAGCGCATGATACCCACCTCATCAGATTTATACTGAGGCGCGGTTCCGGTGCGATGCTCAGATACATAATATTCACGCTTGGATTTATGCCTGTAGATTGATATCTCGCCCACAGTGCATAATAGCTTGTATTCCTTCAGGGCCTGCGCCTTGATATTATCTGTACTGTTATAAATAAAATCATTGGACAGTGCCATATCTGAGTATGATCCGGAGCTCAGCCTGTACAGCGCTGTATCTGCCTTAGCTGCGGATATCTTACTATGCTGCAGCAGTACCAGCAGAATCCCGCGCTCCCGGTCAATGAAAAGCTCCTGATCAGAATTTTTCATCTTCTCGCAGCGCCCCACCAGACCCAGCTCCATAAATAATGGATTGGCTATATTGAAAGCATTGGCGAGACCCAGAACCTGCAGCGGAGGCTCGCCCTTTAATTCCCTGTTTCGATTTATACTCTCATAGGCATTGAGGAACGCAGCGCCCTCGCCTTTTATAGGCCTCTCATGGCGCTCAGGTATAAACTCATCATATATAAGCAGCTTACAGTCTGATGCATCGAATCCGCGCATATTAGAGATAGTAGACAGCGCGCAGGTATAACCCAGCAGCTGCTCGCCATCTTCCGCAGGCTCAAATATTCTACTATTATATTTACTGATGCTCTTCACCTGAATATCTGAGCCCAGATCTGTATTGATAGCCTTGTATGGATTGAACTCAGGTTTATTTATCAGATCCGTCTGGGCCTGAGTGCGCCTCATTAAAATAAAACGCGTATGCGATTCATACGCGTATTTAAGAGCTCCATATGTTTTACCGGTAGCACGCCCGCCTACGATAAAATTAAACGGCAAGCCATAGCTTAATATTTTGGCTATATCCAGATAACCACTATTTAAGTATATAGACATCGAATACCTCCGGATCCATATCATCCCACCAGTTAGTATCGGAGCATCCCATCATGTCCCATACATCGGGATCATCCTCATATATCTCCTGCAGCTCCTGCCTCTGCAGTATCATATCCTCGTAATCAATCATACCTTGCCACATAAAACTTGATCCTCCCTGAATGTGCTCTGTTGAGCTCTCCGCACATATAATCAGCGCTGGCTCTATAGATGTATTTGAGCGGGCGGTATGATTCACTCAGCACCCAGCAGTCATGATCATAGCCATCGCCCTTGATATGCTTCTTTATGCCGTAATGATAGCGGGCATCTTTCTTATACATATTATCACCTCTTAGTAAAATTTTAGGCCGAAATCTTTAGTTAGATCCCGGCCTGTCCTTATTAAGAATGTTTATTTAATTTAGGCAATGCTGCATGTGATGTACTTACGGCCTGCCTTGCTGGTTCCTGCTATTACCTTGATTGCGCCCAGATCTGAGCCGAAGTAGCTGACCATATCAAGGAACTCCTCGCGGAATGTGTTGCTGATCGTAGCGAAGAGCTCACCGTCCGGTGTCTCGATAGCGATCACTTCCTTGACTTCTCCGGTCTCTCTGTCAGGGCTGTTGTAATGGATCCAGCTCTGCACCTGCAGCACTGAGCCCTCAGCCTCTGACATCTTCTTGACCTCCGGGCTCTTCATGAGCTTGTAAGCTGTGCGTGCGTCCATTGTCTCAGGAAACTTCTTGATAACTTCCATTGTTTTCTTCCTTTCTTTATACTTAAGTATATTTGGTTATAGTTGCTCACTCTGTCTTTTAGATCCGGACTTGTGACCGGCACCGGTGACATTAAGCAGCTTTTTATTAAAGCTGCTCCAGATCTCCTTTAATCTGCTTTATAGTTTCAAGCATCCAACCATACATAAATGGCTTAAACATATCTGGATCCAGATCATACTCCACACATGTTAGAAATGAATTCTCAGTCATTGATATGGTTTTTTCAAGGTCTTTGATAATCTCTTTTCTTGTCCTTGGCATTTTGCGCTCCTTTCACTTGCCGGTGATTTAACTGTCATTATTGTACAATAATTATGACATCAGCGCAAGCCATATTACAGGATTTTCCAAAATTCTCGCATACTCTCCGGTAATGCCCAGCGTGTAGGTTGATGGCTGCAGGAGCACATTGCTGGTGATCTTCAGCTGGTGACCATCTATTTCTACCTCTTTTATTTTCGGATCATCATTATATACCGACTCAAGGCCTCCCGCATCGCGCCAGATGAATCCTTCTTTAAATGCATCCAGCCCGCCATGCGCTGCGAGCTCCTCAGCGCCCTTGTGCTTGGAGACTCCCGCAACAGTTATATGCAGCTTTCCGTCAGCATCTTCATAGGCGTACTTCTTGGCTCCCATTGTTATAAATCTTTTGTAGGTTCCTTCATTCTCATATACGCCCAGATAATGCTCACGGCCTGCCTGGTCAGCAGCTACCCCGCCATTCTGTTTACTGTCCCTTTTTCTGGACTCATTATATGCATTAAATGATACTTTGCCGTCATCTATGAATTTAACACTGTCAGTATCACAGTACACGAAACGTGCATGACCTACAATATTTAATGCCTTTTCGAGCTCCATGCGCGCGTGTGCAGTGGTCCATACTCCCCAGCTATATACCAGAAAAGCCTTCTTGTTGTTCTTATCCAGCAGCTCAGGCTCAGGCTCTTCCTGCTCCACCCACATATCATCAATATAATCTATGGTCTGTTTGACCGGGGCCTGCACTGACATGCCATAAATACTATTGAGCTTGGCCTTCTGCAGCATATAAAAGAGCTCCTGCCCTTCTACACCCTTCAGCTCTGTCTTATCTTTGTAAAACTTCTGGATCTCCTCACGCAGAGGTTTAAGCAGCCTGCCATATCTGCAGTGATAAAAATCATATATAGTTATATAATCGTAATCATATTCCTGCAGTATGATTTTCAGGTCTACATCTGTTAATGAGATCTCAAGCCAGTCTGCCCACATGATGCGCCCATTGTCATTAGCATGCCTGCCAAGGTTCCTGCATTTATGTTTTGGCACATAAGGACAGCCCCATAAAGGATCCTTCAGTCTCAGGTTCCTGAAGCCTACGCGCATGAGTGCAGCACGCTGGTGCTTGTATATGATCCTGCAGGCGCGCTCGATATCTATATCATTTTCGCGGATCCACGGAGACATAGGGAAAAGCTCATTGATCTGGACATCCGGGTATGATGATACCCGGTCATAGCTGGTTATATTTTCCAGTATCTTTGAAGCGTAATATCTGTTAGCATGAGTATTACCACCGCGGAAAGCCTCGCGCAGGATCCTGAACACTTCATAATCAGGCTGCATATTAAAAAGCTCTTGCCGGTTAAAGTGCCTCATAGCCTGTTTTACATCTCTGCGTACAAAGCCGGTTGAAGTAAATGGGATAGTGTAAAAATTATCATGCTCTATCTCAAAATATACCCGGAGAGCCTCAACCAGTGCCTTAACATCAGTGATGCAATATTCAAGCTCCCGATCTGTCAGATCTGTCCACGGATATCTTTTTTTATTATAGTTAAACTCCTCACCGCTCAGCTTATGAGTTACGCCCATGCGCTTTGTGAATGTTGCAAGGTTCATGTTTGTGAGCAGGTAGCTGCAGCGGAGCTCAAAATGTTCCCACATGCTGGCGCGCAGGACCTTGCGCGACTCGATGCTGAAAACCTCATCAGGCTTGAATTTATATATGCCTTTTAAAAAGGAAAATTCAAAGCTGAGATTATGCACATATATCATGAGATATTCATGATCCTTAAGCTGCAACCTGCAGTTATGCAGGAACTCTTTAAACTCCAGCCATGTACGGCCTATGATAGTATATTCTTCAATCTGGAATTGCCATATATACATATAGGCCTGACCCAGCTCTGTATCGTTGGTAGTCTCGATATCAAAAGCGCAAAACAGGTCCTTGTACTTGCGTTTATCATTCCTCCGGCCCTGATTCCCTGGCCTGCGCTTCTGGCAGGCTGCAGCTGAGATAATGTTATAGTTAAATGTGTCGATGGTGTTTATTTTGTCCATTTCCTCACTAAGGCGTTGACTCGCTGACTGCTGAATTTGCGCCCGCCTTTTGTTGGCTGAACCTTTTCGAGCTCATCCATGTTAGCGACAAACAGCTCAATATTTTCTTTCAGTGTCTCCAGCGGGATCCTGAGGCGCTGAGCCTGCTGCATAGCATCGAAGATATCCTTATCAGTCAGACCTGCGCGATATCTCAGAAGATCGTTACTGTATTGTTCCCGGAGCTCATCGAGCAGACTGACCACCTGATAAACTTCTTCCGGAGATTCAACCAGTGAACCGTAACCCTTGCCCGCCATCATTTCCTGAAACTCTTCAATAAATTGTTTCTCACCGGTGATGGTGCTGCGGTAGTCACTCAGCCATCGCGATACATTCGCAAGCTCAGACGCGACAGTGCTTTTGCTTGAGCTCTGGATTTGGGCTATAGTAGGGAACCTGTAACCGGTCTGAGCCTTCATACCCAGACCAGCAGCCTCAAGCCTCTGCAGGCGCTTGTTACCTACGGACCGCAGCCTGCTGTACTCTGCCCTGATCTGGGCATCTGTCATGCTCTCCATACGCAGAGGAGTATAAACATTATACTTCTTAGCATATGGCATGCTTCTATAGGTTTTCTTACGCCTGCTCATATGCACACCTCACACACTCATGATAAATGAGATCCTTAATAAATCCCGACTTGTTGCTGTAGCGCTCCAGAAAATGATACGCAGCAGCCTCCTCAGGATCATCCAAATTGAACACTATGCGCATCTGGGCACTGTTCCTTGTTTTTTCATATTCCCACGATGTTTTTCTATCTTTCATCATATTCCTCCATAAAGTCCCTGATCAGAGACACAGAGCCATAGACAGCCCCGGATATCAATGAGAAGTAACATATAAATGACATGATTGACCAAAGCATATTAACACCTCCTTCAGAATCAACATTATTGTACAATAAAATTATAATGCTTGCGTGCAGATCACACAAGTGATATTTTATTAATATACAAGATTCATGTGTGAAACCCTCATTGTATACAAATCCGTAACAGGACAAAATTGTATACAATGGGGGCTTTTGTATACAATCTTGGGTTAGGTACTCCCA